TTTTTCTTTATTATTATTTTTTTTTTTTAATCAATTAATTTATTTTTTTCTAAATCATTTACAATTGGTTTTTTTATTTTCCAATTCTCAAATATATAATACGCAATAGTATAAAATGGCATAACTAACCAAAATATATTTACCCACATAAATGCCCTCTTAAATAACCACGTGTCACTCGGGAAATCTGGTGTAGGATAATTAACACTATCGGGTTCTCTTTCTTGCCAGAAATACGCAAACATATACAAGAAACTATTCATAAATTGAGTTCCCATCGCAACAGATAAACATATCAAATAATTATTATGATTCCCAAATATCTTAAATGTTATAGCAAGTAAAGAAAATAAAGCACACTGAGTACAATGAGAACTTTCTATAATTCTACTCCAATCATCACTATTTGACATATATTCTCTATCTGCCCAGGCACCATACTCCGCATAGAAAATATGTGAAAGTTTCCAGGGCAGAACATAACTAATATCATAATTATTAGTCCAAACGTGTTGACTGGTATTGACTAATTGTTGTGCCATATCAGTTATATTCTTATAATCTGAAATGTAAGCGATTTCCCATACACCAGTTAAAATAGTCATCATTACCCAAAAGTATGTTGCTCTATTAATAGTTTGTAATTGTTGAAATGATTTTCTAACAAAAATAGAACCTACAAAATATAAAGCAATTTCTAAAATTCCAATAACGTAACCTTTCATATTAGATATTATAATTAGCAATTTTTTAAATAAGTATTATAAAAAAATGGAATTAGAATATCTAAATAATTTTTATAAATAGATAATTAAATTGATTTAAATAATATATTTATTTTATAATTAATATGGAATTAGAATATCTAAATAATTTTTATAAATAGATAATTAAATTGATTTAAATAATATATTTATTTTATAATTAATATGGAATATATTTATAAACTTTTTCAATATCTTAATTTAACTTCTCCAAGTAAAGAAATAAAACAATTCAAAAAACCTACCGGTTATAAAAATATAAATACAAGTGCAACCAAATAAAATTATTTTTTATTATTTTTTAACCATTTATTAAAAATTTTTATGGCTTTTTTCATATCTTTTGTTTGTCTTGTATGATATTTTGCCCTATTTTTCATAGTATTAATTACTGAAAATTGATATTTTCTAGGTTCATTTTTAATTTGTCGAATGGTATATAAAGCTTTTTCTTTATTTTTATAACCCAATCCTTTTCTACTTGTTTTTGGGTGATAATCTGCATATAATGAATAATTAATTTTTTTTTTAGTTTTATATTTTTTTACCATATAAATTAAAAAAATATAAATTTTTTTCAATAATATTAATTTAAATTTTTTTAGGTAAATTTTTTTGAATATAAAGTGTGGTAAGTCTTGGGTCACCACATAATTTATCTCCACAACAATCGTGATTTGCTAAATCAGTTTTAATAAAGTTACTATCTAAATTCCACCTACCTAAAATAGTTTTAGGAGGTAAAAATGTTTTATTCATAAATTGTTTAAAAACTTTAAAAGAAAGCATTTTATTCAATAAGTTTAAACAATATTTAAAATTTCAATTTTAAATAATAAATAATATAAAATGTATCGTTTTATTTTTGATAGAGTAAAAAAAATAGTTCCTCGTATTTCTGATACTGAATTAATAGCATTAAGAACTGGAAATACTAATTTAGATAGGCAAATATTTTCGGGTCATGTAATATTACCTAAAAAAAATGAAGTTAAAAAAAATCACAATTTTGATTTTAATCAAGTAGATAATTTATTAGATAAATATGGAAATAATTATTCTTATCCTTCTGATAATTATAAAGATACTTTAAAATTTTTATCCAAAAATAAATTTTTTTCATTTTTAATAGAGGATAAATATGAAGGTAATAAATTATCTATCAAAGAATTATCAGACACTTTAACTAAAATTTCTTCGAAAAATCCAGCTCTAGGTGTAACTGTTATGGTTCCTAATTCACTTGGTCCGGGAGAATTATTATCAAATTATGGAACGGAAGAGCAAAAAAACAAATATTTACCAAAACTTTCAAATGGGGAACTTATTCCGTGTTTCGGTTTAACTGGTCCTAATAATGGTTCTGACGCATTAGGGAAAATAGATACAGGCGTATTAAAAATGAAAAATGGAAGAAGAATTGTAGAAGTAGAAATCAATAAAAGATATATTACATTGGCTCCTATTGCTGATTTAGTGGGTCTTGCTATTAGATTAGATGATCCTGATAAATTATTAGTGAAGGGTGAAGAAGGAATAACATTATTTTTATTAGAAAAAAATCATCCCAATTTAAAATTAGAAACTTATCACAACCCTTTAAATATTGGATTTCCCAATGGAACAGTTAAAGGGAAATTGGAGTTAGATTTAGATACTATAATAGGAGGTGAAGTAAATACAGGTAATGGATGGAAAATGTTAATGGAATGTTTGTCGGCAGGAAGGGGTATTTGCTTACCTGCTACAGCAAATGCCTCTGCTAAAACTTCAACTTATGGTATTTTTAATTTTATTAAACATAGAAAGCAATTTAATATTCCTTTAATAAATATGGAAGGTGTTAGTAATAAATTTAGTGATATGTTATATGAAACTTGGTTAATACAATCTAGTATTGCTATGACTAATAATATATTAGACACTGGTAATAAACCAGCAGTTATTTCCGCAATTATGAAAGAACAAACAACAGAAAGAGCTAGAAAAGTAATAAATAATGCGATGGATATACATAGTGGAAGTGCCATTTGTTTAGGGGAAAATAATTTTACAGAGAAATTTTATAAATGTATCCCAGTTGGAATTACTGTTGAAGGAAGTAATACTTTAACTAAAAATTTAATAATTTTTGGACAAGGATTAAATAAAAGTCATCCATATGTATATGATATTTATGATAGTATTGTTTCAAATGATTTAGGTAAATTTAGAAATAATTTTAATGAAATGATTAAACATTCTACTAAATTATTATTAAAATCAAAATTATCATTTGGTAGAGATAATATAGAAAAACAAGTTACTGATTTTGCCAATTTAAGTAATTTTATAGCTTTATTAGGAGGAGAAATTAAAAAAAACCAATCTATATCAGGTGATATGGCAGATATTTTATCTAATTTATATTTGGCACATAGTGTATTATGGTATGAGAAAAATTATAATATAAGTAGCAATTTAACACAATATTGTATTAAAAGATTATTATATGAGAATAGTATATTATTTAATAGAATTATTGATAATTATCCTTTAAAACTTAGATTTCTATTAAAGAATATGAAAAGAAAACAAAAAAGTTTATTATATCAAGACAATAGGGAACTTATAAATGAAGTACAAAAGAATGATAAAATTATGGATAGTATTTGTGAAAATATATATTTAGATAAAACGTTACAAGATTTAGAAAATTTAAATAAATTACAAAATGAAGAATATGAAAAAATATATAATAATATTATTAGTGTAGAAGAATATAAAATATAAAAATTTATAGAAAAGTAAATTATTAATGTTTTAGACAAATCTTACAAGCACCAAATTCAATAGTGCCTCTTTCTTTTTGTACTCTTGCTCTACAGCACGGGCAACTTTGCCCACAATAAATAAGATTATCATAATGATTATGATAATCCCAATTATGTCCGTGTTTGGATTTAAGACAATTCGAATTATTACTTTTCGGCATAATTAATATTTTACTATTAAAGAAAAACAGAAATCAATTTTTTATTTGATTTGACTAATAAAAAATTGAACTCAATTTTTTATTTGGATTTGTAGAATTTATCTTGTCAATTTATCTTTTTTTATAAAAAATTATCTTTTATTATTGTATAATGGATCATTTATATGGCGATGGAACTGCTTGGGATTTCAAACAGTATCAAGATTTTTTAGAATCAAATAATAATATCTATAATTTACATAATACATTATTACAAATAACGAATCACATTTTCGACGGAGAAGCTGAAATAGTAAGTTCTTGGAAAAATATTGCGAAAATGTCTTCACAAAATGATAATAATACTCAAAACTGGGTAAAAGACGAAGTTAAAAATGTAAAAATATTAGAAACAAGTATAGGTCAATATAAGGAGTTATTAAAAGAATATTTATTTAAAATAGATAAATTATTATCTGAAAATCCGGAAATTATAAAAGCCCAAGAACAAAATAAAATAAATCAGGCACAAAAAAATACTTTAAAGGAATTAGAAAATCAGGAAAGGGAAAAATTATTAGAAACTTCAAATGAGTTTCAAGATGAAGAAGATAGAAAAAAAATAATAAAAGTTGTATTACAAGTATTTACTATTTTAGTAGGTTTAGTAATAATATTTTTGGTTAATAGTAAAACACGATTTCTACGTAGTTTTTCACGAAGTATAATGTCTATGAAAAGAAGTATATTATCTCCTATGAGATAATTTATATTAATTATTTATATATTAATTATTTATACATAATTTTCATACTAAGTAGAGAAATCCCTTGTAATCCTACTAAAGAGTTCGCTACAATTAAGGGTATTTCTTTAAGCATTATTCCATAAATAAGGAATAGAATACAAGTTAATTCTTGTAAGCATAAAAAACCTAATGATAAATTTTCTACTTTTTTTGTTTTATAAGTTAAATATATTTGCGGTAATAAAGTTATTATAAGTGTTGAAGCACCTAAATAACCAAATATTTGCGTTGTTATATTATTATTTGAGTCGTTTGTATCTGTTATATAATTTATATTAAACATTCTATTTTAATTATAAAATTTTTCATTTTAAATGGAAAATAAAATAAAATAAAAATGTTTTTTTTTTTGAAATAATATTTTAATTTATCTTCTATACCCTATCATATCCACCGCGCGTTTTCGCGCATTTATACATACAACCACATAGGAAAGTAATCAGTAGTACAGCGAGCAGAAATGCCCCAATATAACTAAATGTTTCCGCGGTAGTAAGACCTTTCAGATTTGTAAGTTCACAATGATACATAACACCACTAATAGTAGAGTTAACAGTTGTATAAGTGTAACATTTATCAAATGTGCTGTTTTCAACTAGTCCCACATCTTGAAGCATTGTGTTGCAACATTTTGGATATCCTCCATCATATTGTGTTTCTAGACACAAATTTTTAATAGTGGAATTCTTTGCTGTTGTATTTTCTCCACATGTATAATTTTTATAGTAATTGATTGTGAAATCCGCATTATCTGGGAAAAGAAACTTTCCCGCAACTTGCGGTGTTGCTGTAATCATAATTGTAAGTAGTTTGTACATCATTTTTATTTTTATATTTAAAATTAAAAGTAATTAAAAAATCAATTTTTTTTTAATATTAATAATAAGTATATGGATTACAATAAAGACACCATAACAAATCTTAAAACTGGCGATTTAATACTTTTTAATAGTCATCCAAAAGGATTAATGAGTATTTTATCCAATATGATAAGATTTACCACTCATAGTAACTATACACATATTGGTTTAATATTAAAAGACCCTACTTTTATAGAACCACATTTAAAAGGGTTATATGTTTGGGAATCTGGTTGGGAAGGGATACCTGACCCACAAGATAATGAAATAAAGTTAGGAGTTCAAATAACACCTTTTGAAGAAATTATTAATAATTCTAAAGGAGCAGAAATTTCTATTCGACAAATTAATTGTCCTTTAACACTTTTTAATGAAGAAAAATTAAAAGAGATACATAATGTGGTATATAAAAAACCATATGATATATTGCCACAAGATTGGTTACCTGCTTTATTTAGGAAAGATTTATATCCGCAAAAAACAGATAGATTTTGGTGTAGTTCCTTAGTAGGATATATTTATACTAAAGTAGGTTTATTAGTGGATGAAACTGATTGGTCTATTTTAAGACCTTGTGATTTTTCAATAATGGACGAATATATAAAATTTAATGAAGGTTGTAGTTTATCAAAAGAAGAAATTAAGTTAATTTAGACATTTGACTGACCTATAGATTTTTTATTTTTTACATTTAAGCATGTTAATCCTGCTAAAATTAATACTATACCTATTATTTTTGTAGTATTTATTTTTTCCTTATAAAATAAACACCCTATTAATAAAGTACAAACAATTAATAAGGAACTTGTATGGGGAATAATATGAGAAACGTCACTGCTTTTTAATAAATAAACAAACAAAGCAGAAGCAAGAATAGCATTAACACCACAAAATATGAATAATAATATTGTTTTTTTATCTAATTTTTTAAAAATATTTTTTCTAATATTACTTTTCCCTAATATATATTTACTAGAAATGTAAATATATGTGGATAGAAAAATAATATGACACATAACAAATAGGTATTCATCTGTATTTACTTCTTTAGTTAGAGATTTTTTAAGAAAACCATTAAGTGTAAGAGATAAAATTAGAATAACTAATATTATATAGAATATCATTAAAATATTAATATAAAAAAAATAAAAAAAATAAATAAAATAAATATATATATATATATAAAGAATGAATACAAGCTCGCGAAGACAAATAAGCCCCAGTTGGGGGGAAAGAAGAAGATCGAGTGATTATGGGAGAAATGGTAATAATTATTATAATAATATTAATACATTTGGAGAAATACCTCCAAGAGAAACTAATCCAAGATTGAATTATAATTATTCTAATAACAATTATAATCAAGTATTTTATAATTCACCTGTGTTCATAAATAATGTAGATATTAATAAACAAGATAGAGATTTGGAAATGGAATTTGAAGAGTTTAAAGCAATTAGATTTATGAGAATTAAAAGAATAGTAGATGAATTAAAAGAAATGACAGTTGAAAAAATGAGAGAAGAAACTAAAAAAGTAACAAAAGAAGAAGATATGGAATCTATTGAAGAAAAATCAATTTTTCAATGTATTGATTATATGTCAGATATAAGAATGGAAAATATGAAAAATTCAAACTATTCTTCTACAGAATTATTAACTAAATTTAGGAAAATGGTAGTTGAAGATTTTACTAATTATAATAAATTTAGAGAATTGAGAAATTTAGTTAGAACTCCTATACAAGATGTAAATCTTCCTCCTACTCCACAAATACCCCCACACTTATTAAGTCAATCACCTCCACAACAATTTCAAAATTCAGATTTTCCCTCTCCTCCACAAACTCATCCACAACAGCCCCAAACTTTTAATTTAAGTGGCGGAGCTAATTCAAATAATACAATACCGGGTATAAATAATTTTAATAATATAGAAGGGAATAATTCAATAAGAGAGGTATTCCAAAAATTCCATTTAACTGAAGAAAGTATAGATAATCTGATAAATATCAATCCATTATTATTAACAGAAGATGATTATTCATATATAGAAATAACAGAGGAAGAAAATAGTAATATTATAAAGGATTATTTTTTACCTGATATGAGCTTAGAAGATTTTAAAAATATTTTTTATGGTTTGTATATACAGAAACCAATACGTATTAAAGATCAATATGTTAGAGTTTATATAAATGAAATTTATTTAACTAATAAAGATTTTCCATTATTCTTTTTTATTAATTTACCTGATACTGGTCCAGAAGAAAATGGAACTTTTGAAAATAAATTACATTTAGTACATTATAATAAATATGGAGATAATGATGAAGATATAGAAGAAAAAGACGAAGATTATTTATATTTGATAAATAAAGAAGAAGAAGAAAATAATTTTATAATTTGCGAACCAGTTAGTGTGAATTTAAATATAGAATATATTACTCCTCGAATATATGAAATAAATACAAAAAATTTTTATAATTTAGAAGAAATATCTGAATTAAATAATGTTATTTTAAGCGAAGAAGATAGAAAGTATAATTTTGAAATACATAGAAATAATACTAATACAAATGACTTAATAGAAAAAATATGTAATAAATATGTTTATGGTTTAATTTATGATTCAGATGTTGTAGGACATGAAATATATGGATATTATAATACCGCAAATTATGATTATATGGAAGAAACAAAATTTTATATTTTAAGAATTAAACCAAAAGAGGAAGATGAATATAGTGATGACAATTATTGGTGTTTATTTTATCATAGAAATGATATGTTTTTCCCTATATTTACGATAAATAAATTATATGACGATTATGATAAGAGAATACCGCTTGTAGGTTTAATTTATAATATACATAACTCTTTGCTTCAACTACTATATATTAATGAAGAAGAAGCACAGGAAATAGAAGATATAGGTAGAATTTTAAATGAATTACGTGGAGATAGAGAAAAACTTATAAATAACTTTTATTTGAAAATAGATTATAATATTAAAATTACTAATAATTTTCCTCATATAGAAAGATTAGAATTATTAGAAAATATTACAGTAGATAATATAAATAATTTAATATGTAGAAATGATTATAATATTGGAACTGTTCCATATGAAGGAGATATACAAATTATAACTGGTTTGGGAAATCAAACTACAACAAAAATATTCAAAAATACATTAAATAATATGGATTTATCGACTAATTCTCCTTTTTGTCCAAATACTTATTTATTTTTAGATATTGAAACATATTTATCATTATATAATAGGTCATTTCAATGGCAAGAAATACAAACTAAAATTATAACTTGTTATAAGGGTTTTTGGATTTATATAGAAGTAATATTAGGAATACAATCAGCAGGAGGAATAGGAGAAGATTATGAATTTCAATATGAAATAAAAGATATAATTCAAGATACAATATTTTTTTGTCCTTTTAATTCTAATTATGAAAAGCATAATTTGGTTGACGGGGAATGGTTCAAATATAATAATAGAGCAGTTGTAGATTCTATATATGTTAAATTTATAAAATCAATTAATGATAATGAATATTTCTTAGGAAATAATCAACCAATTATAAATCCTCAACATTCTTATTCGAATCCAATTATTACCCAACAAAATGTTTATTCATATTCAGTTAATATTCCTAGAAAGTCTTTCTTATTTTTAACTAAAGATAATTTTAATCCGGATTTAACAGAAAGAGAAGATAAGATTACTAGAGAGGAAGATTTAACAATACCTCATTATGTAAAAACATATATTGATAGAACACTCAATTATTTGAATATGGAAAATTATAAAGATATTATGAATATTTTTAATTTGGATAGATTTGTGTTAGAATGTATAAATAAACCTATCGGATTAATTGAATTTAAAGGTGGCATGGGTATGGATTATGGAGGACTTAGAGCAGACTATATTTCTTTTGTAAGTTCTTCTTTCAAAAATACATTTTTTGAAGAATTTAGTTTTAAACTACATAGAGATGAACATATATATGGTAAAAAATTAAAACTTTCAAATTTAAGGGGAGGAAAAAGAAAGTTAAGAACTAAAAATAAAAATAAAAATAATAAAATTAGAACTAAAAAAATTAGAGGAGGAGCAAATAGAAGATTTCAAAGATTAATAGAAAAATCTAAAATTGAGGAAAATATGAGAAGAAAACAAAGACAACAAAATCAACAAAACCAACAAAATAAAGAAAATACAAATTCTTCTCAATATAGTGCCGGTTTAGATTACAGTAAAATATCAATAACAAATATTAATGTTTTACTCAAGAGAAATAAGGATAATAAATTAAGTAAAAATGAAGACAAAACTATAAGAGACCAAAATTTGAAATATATGTATATGATAGGTGGTTTAACTTTGGCAAAATTGTTAGCAGTGGATAATGGTGATTTTATGAATAAAAATGTAATTATGGATATTCCTTTTTCTTCTTATTTGGGAAATAGACTAACTAATGAATATTTAAGTAATTGGATAGATATTTATGCTATATTTAAAAAGGATACGGAAGATACTGAAGGTAATGATATAGATATGGTAAAATATATGATTGAAGAAGAATATGACTATAATAATAGTGATTTTGATAGTTTAATTGATTTAGAAAATATTGACCCAGAATATTTACAGTTTTTTTTCACAGAAAAAGAATTAAAAAAAAAAGTAAGTGATTTAGTTTTACCGGAACAATATAATTTAGCTTATACATTCTTATATTTATTAGATAAATATGAAAGATATTTACATAAAGAAAATTATTTCTTTACTAAAGGGTTTAAGGCATTTTTTGGTAAATCAGTCAATGAAAAATTATTTTTTAGTAACCAACATACAAAATCTTTAATTACTGAAGGGGATTTTATGAAGGCAACATATATAGGAATGATAGATAAAGATAAATTATTGTCTTTAATTACTTATCAAAAAATTCATAGTATACCAGAGGAAAAAAAAGAAGAGTATACAAATATAATAATAGAAATAATAAATGAATTAGATAATGAACAATTGAAAAAATTATTATTTTTTTGGACTGGTTCTACTACACTTAATAATACTAATCATATTATAGAATTTACGAACAGTGATTATATCAAAATTATAACATCACATACTTGTAATAACCAATTAGATTTATATATCAAAAAAGATGAAGACACATATTATACCAAAGAAGAACTTAAGAAAGGTATAATAGCTAGTTATGGTCAGTTAGAACACGGTTTTGCTTAATTTTCATTCTATTATAATTTTTTATACTTAAAAATAAGACTTGATATTTTTTTTAAAAATGTTTAAATATTTAGTCTTTTTAACTTTAGTTAATTATGTTGATTCTTTACCTAATAAGTTAGAATCAAGTGATTCTACATCCGAAATACAGGTTAATGATAATATGTGTTGTGTAGATCATCATAAAAAGAAGAATAATGATTTATTATCCGCAAATTATGATTGTTCACAGCTTAATCCATATGGTTCTGATAGGTGTAAAGGTGTTTTAGGTGGAAATGTTTGTAAATGGGCAAATTGTCTTCCCTTAAGTAAATGTGATAGAAAACCAAAGTATGAACTTCATTTTGGTAAAAAGGTAGATGTAGGGAAATGTGCCGGTATTTGTAAAAGTACTTTAGATAGTGATTTACAAGTCAGTAAAAATATATGTTCTCCTTCTATATTTGATTATAAAGAATTAAAAAAAGGAAAAGTTAAAGTGATAAAAGAGTGCGAATGTCAAAATTGCGGTGTTAAGAATCATTATGGAACTATTAAAGTCCCTCTTGGTAGGTGTTATGGAAAATGCGAACAAAGAGATAATATTTGTCTTGCTGGTGTAGAGGATAATTATAGTATAACAAATGGTATGGAAGTATCAAATCCTTCTTTATTATTATTGAATAGTGCGACAGGAATATGTCCTTTAGGTGTTCAGAGTGGTTTTGATATTTTTATGGATAATAGGTGTTTCGTTCATACTTTCGAAAAATGTATAAGAAAAAGTGAATGTCCTATTAGAACTTTATTATTGGATATTTGTATGGAGGCTGCTCAAGTGTCTTTAACTAATACGGATAGTTTAAGACTTGGAACCAATGGAAATGGATTATGGGGTATAGGATTACCTGCTTTAAACGGGGGAAATTGGAATCCTGGGGATAATTTATGTACAACATTTGATTTGAATAATTTAAATGGTGGTATAAGTATAGTTAATAATGTAGTGGTAGATGGTAATTTAGATGTTTTAGTTCAAGATGATTCGGCGGTTGATTTTTTAAGATTAACAACTATATATGAAAATTGTGAACAATGTTTACCAACTCACCAAACCGTACATTCTTTTTATTTATCTAATGGATTACAACAATTTAGACATATAAAAGATTGTGATTGTTTAGATATGAGAAAATGTCATAGAGAGAAATTAGAAGAAACGTATTATACAGGAACGAATTTTGAAGTAACTTTAGATGTAGGACAATGTATTGGCAAATGTGATACAGGAAGTTTATGTAATAAAGAATTTGTAATAAAACAGATTAAAAGTCCTTATGGATTACAAAATATTAAGATTATTGAGGGGTGTTATTGTTAGTATATATATTTATAAAAAATAATAATCAAAAATGACTACTTAAAAAGAAAATATTATTTATCACATAAATGAATTTAAAAAAAATAATGATTACGTTATTGCTATTAAATGTCTTTACTGTTAATGCTTTTAATGATCCTGAAATATTTAATAATAATATAACCAGTAAATTTTCAAATATAAGTAATGGGACAGATAAGCATAATAATTATTTTAATCAGAATGTAAAATTAAGATTTTACGAAAATATGGAAGAATGTTTAAATAACGAGGATATTTTATTAAAAACGAATAATAATTATGATATGAATTGTAATTGTCTAAATACATCTCAATGTATGAATACATTATTTAATTCCAGTGATTTTAAATCTCAAAGGTGGAAAGTGAATAATACTTTTGTAAATGGTTCACAATGCGAGTTTAAAAATGGGAGAGTATGTGATATGTGTGGTAAATATCCAGTAAGGGCAGATATAATTTTATTTGGCAATATATGTATAAATAGACAGATAGCTAATATTTTATTAATTTTATTTATTATGTGTGGTGGTATTGCGGGTGCTTTTGGAGTTGTATATTGTATGTATAATATTATATTTAATTCCGACGGTAATCATGTTTTAATTAGAAGGCGTCGAGGGTATAGTAATTTAATAAATAATACAGAGAAACCCCCTTTTTTATAATGGAAAAATCTAAATTATATTTAAAAAATAATATTTAAAAAGAAATTTATAATTAAATTTATAAAAATTCAATTATAAATGTTTAAGTTATTTTACTTATTTGCTTTGATAGTTCCTATTTTAGGAAGTAATTTTGATTATAAAATAAATGATAACACACAAGTTGATTATCTATTATCATATGATGATGTAGGAGGTAATGATTATATGTTTGGTACTGGAAATGAAAATAATTATTTAATAAATAATACAGTAAATAATTCTACGGAGTGTAGGTGGAATTGTGCGTATGACGATAATTGTTTAGGTATTTTTGAGAATTATACTGGTGATTATGAATGTAGGGCTTTATCTAATTTAGGGGAACCGGTTGAAACTAATACATCTGTTAATAGTTATATTAAGGTTAAACATAGTATATTTAAAGAATATAAACATTCTATAGAAGGATATTTGTGGGATGTTCCGCAAACTAATAAAAATTCAACAATATATCTTGATTTAAATCATAATGGTATTTTAGACGAAGGGGAACCTAATCAAGAAGTTACGGCAAATACTGCTTTTACTTTCGATAATTTAGAAAATGGTATATATTTATTAAAGCAAATAGTTCCCGATGGTTGTTATCAAATTTATCCAGGTTTAAATGGAACATTTGAGCATTTTAAAGGGGATGGATTTGTGGATAATGTTGTAAGATATATTCATTATGGACACCATAAACATTCTGTCGCACATGGTGGTTTTATTACAGAAGATATGGGTGAAGGCGACGAGCACGTTGAACATAAAGAATACTTAAATAAGAATTTTAGTATGGTATTGGGAGAAAATAATAATACTTATTTATCTTTTTATCCTGGATATAGTATTACATTTTCTTTTGTAGACGAATCGGTAATGAATAATCCCGGAGATGATATATTTATTGATACGTTCGAGCATTCGAACGTAAGGGCAAATGTAAGTGTCAGTAGTGACGATATTAATTTTAATTTAATAGGTGTAATGGATAGTTCTAATTGTACCGAAGAAGGTAAAGAACATATTATGTGTCAATCCTTTGATTTGGGAGATTATGACCATCCTGCGACATTTATAAGGTTAGATTTTATTGGAGAAGATAGTAAAGAGAAATTAAATATAATAAGAATAGGTGTATATGAAAGAAGTGTATATTTACCTCCGCATGGATATTTATTTAGTACTGAACAAGGATATTTTTCTTTTTTTTATAATGATTGTAATTATTATTTCGGGTGTAATACATATTGTAATGTAAATTTTTATTATGATGATGATTATTATTCTTGTATGGAAGGTTGTTATTTATTTAATGAAAATAATAGGTGTAATTGTTTGGATTATAATGGAACAATGAATTTTTATGATTATGTTGATGATGATTTTTATGTTGATGATGACCAACTAGGTGATGGAAGTTTTAATTATGATATGTGTGAACATGGATGTAATTTTCAAATGACCAGACATGTATATCCAAATTATACTATTATAGAGGATAGTATTGGCTTAATGAAAGGTAGAATTTTGAGCGAAAATAATATGACTATAGATAGTTTAGTTGAACAATGTGATAGTAATGAAGTGTGTGGAAGTATTTCTTTGGGATTAAATGGAGAAGGGAATCTTTATGATTCACATAGACATATTCATAATCATAACTATACATTTATTAAAAAGAATAGTCATGATACTACCACTTTAACAACAACAACCATAACCACAACTTCAATAACTAGCACTTCACAAACCAGCACAACAACTTCTCAAACTAGCACAACAACTTCAATAACTAGCACTTCACAAACCAGCACAACAACTTCGCAAACTAGCACTACCATAACGCAAACTAGTACAACAACTTCGCACACCAGCACAACAACTTCACAAACTAGTACAACAATAACGCAAACTAGTACATCAACTTCTCAAACTAGTACAACAACTTCACAAACTAGTACAACAATAACCACTACTATAATAAATAATAGTTTTAATATAGGAGAAACTAATAATTCTTCTTCAACAAGTAAAAATACTAAAAGACAGTTAACACCCCTTTATGTAGTATTAGGTGTATTAGGTAGTATTATACTTATCTTTGGAATAGTAATGATAGGTGTAAATTATACTAATAAGAAAAAATTAAATAATTTAGAAATACAAAATAGGAATAATGGAGTAATAAGTTATGATAATCCATTATACAATAAAGGGGTAGAAGTGAAATATGACGAAGAAACTCCTTATGATTACCAAGATGTACAACCACTGGATTCAAATGTTAATTACATAGAAGTAAGAGAAAGTTCCGAAATTTAGTTTTAAAAATTTTTTAGATTTTATAGAGTTATTAATTTACAGAGTTATTAATTTACAGAGTTATTAATTTACAGAGTTATTAATTTACAGAGTTATTAATTTACAGAGTTATTAATTTACAGAGTTATTAATTTACCTTTAAAATCATTAATATTATTATAATTTTTTATTTTCATAATACCTTCTAATTCTTTTAATATTCTTTTAAAGCAATTAGTATTTTCTTTATAAAATTGTGTTCCTATTTGTATTAAATCCGCACCACATAAAATAAATTCAAATGCGTCTCTTCCAGTTTCAATGCCACCACAACCAATTATATTAATATTTTTATTTAATTTTTGGAATTGGACATAGAAATTCCTAACATTACTTAAACCAGTTGGTTTAATATAACTGCCACCAATTCCTCCAATACCATCTTTGGGTTTAATAACAGTTGATTCGGTTTTATAATTTATAATAAGACCATTACCTATACTATTAATACAGGTGATAAAATTAATAGGGTATTTTACAATTATATTTGCTACTGTTTCGAAGTGGTCTAATTCAAAATAAGGTGGTAATTTTATACCTAAAATAGGTTTATTTTCCATATTATAGGTTATAGTTTCATATATGGTACATAATTCATTTAAATATGTATTCAGAGACTTGAAATCATACGCAAGTTGTCCTTTTCCTACAATATTAGGACAAGATAAATTAATTTCAATTCCGTCTATTTTTTTATTGAAATTTTTAACTGCTACCAAAATATTAGTTAAAATAAGTATTGTTTTTTCTAATGTCATCCCAGTCATAGAAATAATATATGGTTTTTTTATTTTTTCTGATGATTTAATATAATATTGGTGTCCTTGATTAGGTAATCCCATAGAATTAATAGAACCTAACATATGATCATGATATCTTGGTTTTTCATTTCCTTCTCTTTTTTCAAATGTCGCAGTTTTAGTAACAACGCCACCCGCGGAGCTATCGTCTATTGCTATTAATTCTTCTTCCATAGAACATATAGGTCCGGAGGCATTGAGAATACAGGTAGAGAATTTGGTATTAGAAATATGTGATGATAAATCCATTTTATAATATTTTTAATTTCTTTTTAAGTAAAATATTTTAATCTTCTAAAAAATTATTGAATTCTATTCCCGCAATTTCGTCTAATATCTGATACAATATTGCTTTTTTTTCCCTCTTTTTTTTGTAATGAAAATATAAGATTATTACGATTGCGTGTATGATTATGATATAAATAATACTAAAGATAAGTCTAACTTTAGAGCAATATTGATTAGTTAAATTATATTGATATTGATAATATGATTGGTTATATAAAGGTAAGCATTTTTTTTCATTATTTTTATTAAAAGATAAGAATTGTTCATATTCCAATAAATATGGATTATTATCTAAAATTATATTTTGATTTATTTTACGAATACATTTTTTTCTACCTATAAAACAATTACAATTTACAGGAATCCTTACTAAGTCATATAAATATGTTGTTTTATTATGACATAATGACTTATTATAATATAAATTTACACTTATAGATTGAACATTATTAAATTTCGACGATTCAACAGGAACATAATAAAATAATAAGAGAAATAAAACTTTATTCATAAATATATTTATAAGATTGATATAGTAAATATAATAATATTAAATTTAAATTATGGAATTATTAACAAATTTAAATAGTGAAAGTGAAAGTGAAATAGATGAAAATGTATTAAATGAAAATATATTAGAAGAAGGGATACAAAATATTCATGAATGTCGTATTTGTTATGAAAATGTATTAAAACCACAAAAATATTGCGACTGTAAGGGAAGTATGGGTAATATTCATTTAGAATGTTTATTAAAGTGGTTGGAAGTAGATAATAAACGTGTTAATTATAAATTAAAAATAAAAAAAAATTGCGAGTTATGTAAAAAGGAAATAAATATTTTGATATATAAACATTATACATATTATATCACTATTTTTGTGTTAATGTTATTTTATATGGTTTCCTTGAGTATTATTTATAATTTTACTAGTATTCAAGACAAAAATGAAGAAGGTATATTTTTCTTTTTATTATTCTTCTTGGTAGGTATTTCTTATTATTTTATACTATTATATTGCACGCAAAAATGTTTTAAGAATAGAATTTTAGTTAGTTAAAAAACTAAATTAAGACAACTTTATTTAGTTAAAAAACTAAATTAATATAATTTCATTATAATAATGAGTGAAGGAAAATACGATTTAGAATATTGGAATAAAATACAATCTTTAAGAAATTTAAATTTAACAGTTGAATCTATTATCAAAGAAGATAAAAAGAAACAAGAAGATACTCGTAAAGTTGTAAAAATGTTATTAATTTCAATTAATAATAAAGATATGTTAGAGGGAGGGTGTGTATTATATAATAAGAGTGGGTTATTGAGATTTGGGATGAATATTTTTTTTAAGTATTTTGTTTCAACATTTAACAAGTATTGTAAATAAATATAAAATTGATATATTTTTTTATTTAAAAATGTTAAATTATATATTTAGTAATATATTGATGTTAAATGGAACATTTTTTTAAAATAGAAAAAAAGATAGAAAAAGTTGAAATAAATGAAAATGACTTATATATAAATAAAAATATTCCGAAAAAACTTTCAGATTTCAATATACATAATCATATTGCGACAAAATTATTAAATATATTGAAAGAAGATACTATTCTAAATTTATTTTTATATGGTGTTTTCGGTAGTGGGAAATATACTCTTTCAAGATTTTATATTCAAACATATTATAATGATATATGTAAGTTAGAATTAAAAAATTTTAAGAATGATAGTAAGGATATAGATTATTATAGGAGTAAATATCATTATGAGGTAATTTTTAGTAACTATAATTTTAATGATACAACGTTTGTATGTGCTTTTATGGATAAAATTGTAAATAAAGATAATTATTTATTTACAAATAAAAAGAATATTATTTTATTAAAAAATGTAGATTTATTGAAACCTTCAGTATTTAAAATTATAATATTTTATATAGAGAAATATTATTTATTCAATATTTTTATTGTAATTTCGAATAAGTTATTTGAAAGAAAGTATATGGGATATTTTTGTTCAATGAGGGTACCTTTACCAAATGAAGAAGAGATTAAAATTTTATGTAAAGATATATGTAATAGTGAAAATATAAAGATAAAAAAAACAGAATTAGAAGAAATAGTAAAGATTAGCGAAAGAAATATGACAAAATTAAATGATATAATAGAATATTCTTATATTAGTGGAAAATATGAAAAACATATTGATCCTATAAATGATAAGTTAAAATTTTTATATAAAATAATGAAGAAAAAGAATATCAATTCTTTAATAATAATAAGAGAATTATTACATGAATTATTAGTAGAAAATATTGAACCAGATATTATATTAAAGTATTTATTATCTAAATTTACAAAGGATTATCATTTGGGAAAAATAACATACCAACAATTAGCTGACATAATAGTATTATTAAAAGATTGTTCGTATAAAATAAATAATGGTTTAAGACCTATAATAAATTTAGAATATTATTTAATAGAGATTATTGATTTATTGTAAAAAATAAATATTTGTTAATTATATATGGAAAAAACGAATAAAAAGTTAAAAAAATGTAATACTAAAAAAATTAAAATACAAAAGGTTATTTATCCAGAGGAAAGAAAAAGAGTTTTAATAGTAGAAAATCCACAAAATTGTTTTTTTACAGGTGGTTCAATGGGATTTATTAAAAAGTTAGAGGAAAAAAGACTAATTGAATATATAAATAAGTTGATTAATCTCCAAACGTTGGATCCTAAATATGTGAATTCTTCTCAATCGGGTATGCTAATGGAAAGAGGAAAATTAGAAAAAATGTTAGGGGACAATAAGAAAGGTGTTAAATCAACAGGTTCCAGAATGAAACATTTTTTTGATTATATAATATTTACTCAAGTATGTAATACTCCCGATCATTGGACTTTTTCAAGTCACCATTATTTGCGAGATTTAAAATATAAATATTTTACTGAGATTAACGAAGAAAGAAAAAGTTATTTTAAATGTGATTCCAAAAAAGGAAAGGATAAATGTAAAGGTGATTATTTTTTATTACCTGACCACGCATTAACAGACGGAAGTGATAAATTTGTTTTAAATGGTAAGGAGGTTCACGGTATAGATTTCCACCAAGATTTAGATACTAGTAGTTTATTTAGGCCGAATTCGCAATATAGTAAAAATATTTTTATAAATGAACCAGAATATCATAATAGAGGATTTGTAGTTTCAAAAGGAAGTGTTAATAAATCCCCATATTCCGCGTTTAAAAATACATTAAATGATGATATTTGTTTGGCAGATTTTTTAAAGAAAAATGGTGTAAATTCTATGTATGTTTGTGGTATAGGTCGTGAAAATACTATAAAAAGAACATTATTGGATAGTTTGAATTTTAGATTTATAATGGAAAGAGTATTAGTTTATAATGCAACTATGCCTATATTAGTTGAACCTATTGCGGAAGAAGACGAAGAAGTAAAAATGGTTTTAAGTGAAAATTCTTGGTCAGAAAGATTACAACAGAAAGGTATAATAGTACAAAACGCAGAAGAAGTTTTTAATATTGAAGATGTTATAGAAACAAAATATGATAAATCTAAGGTGTCCGAAGGTGTAAATAGTATGGTATCTGTATTTAAAAATAGTAGGTCTCCGCCACAAATGAATATTAAAGAATATTCAAAATTAATAAAAAAGAGGCCTAAATCAAAAAAAAATAATAGAAATAATAAAAATTTATATAATAAAAAGAACACTAAGACTTCTAAAAATAAATAATTTATTAATTATAATCTATTCCTTGACTTTTAAAAAATAAAAAATCATTTTCAAAAAAGGAATATACTTTTTGTTTTATTTCTTTATTATAAAAATATTTAGTTTTTACATTAAAATTATAATAAAAATTAATATTTAAGTCATATACATTTTTATTAAAGTCTTTATTAAATTTATTTCTTTCGTGACCTTCTTTTTTATTTATTATATATTTAATTATTTTTTTATTAAAAAGTTTTTCAATATATTTATAGTCTATATTTTCTATATCATAACATATAAATTTATTTGCTTTTAATATATATTCTTTATCAAAATTTATCTCAGTTTGTAGAGTAAAATGGTTTGGTTCAATAAAATCCCATTTATTTTTAATTAATTTATCAACAAATTTTGAAAATGTAAGTATATTGTATTTCCATAAGTATCTTAGTAGGCCATTTTTTCTGTATTTATCTAAAAATCCAGATATTAATCTTTTATATGGATTTCTAGAAAAAATAATTATTATATAATCTTCAATATTTGTAGGTAATTTATATTGATAATCTTCTATTAAATGTATACTTGGATTAATTTGTCCATACTCTAAATACTTAAATATTCTAATTATTTTACTCGAACCACATTTATTATTGAAACCAAATATAATTTTTTTTTTATTAGATACTAAATAAAACATATATTAATATTACATAATATTACAACATTTATTTTTTTCATTTATTTCTTTTTTCTCTTCTGGTTCTAATTTATGAAAAGTTTTTAATGTAATTTCATTTTTTATTAAACTTTCATTTATTTTTTCTACTAGTCTATCAAAAACTAAATTTATAGAATCTATATCTTTAATTGAGGTTTCTGAATATTGAATATTTTGGTTTTTACAAAAATTTTTTAATATTTTTAAATCGACAACTCTTTTATCTTCCATATCTTTTTTATTACCAACAATGTATTTAATAATATTTTTATCTTTATTTTGATATTCTACTTCATTAAGCCATTTATCTAAATTATCAAATGATTTATGGTCCGTTACATCATACATAAAAATAATTACGTCAACTTCTCTTAAATAACTCCTAACAATATTTGCGAATTGTTCTTGTCCTGCGGTATCCCAAATATGTAATTTAAATTCTTTATTATCATAATTATATATCATATGTCTAAAGTCTACTCCTATAGTAGATAATTGCGATGAAACACTTTCTTGATCTATATATGTATTAAGAAAACTTGTTTTTCCTACATTATAATTTCCTACTATACCAATTTTAACCATATAAATTTTAGACATTAGAATATACTATTATATAATATTAAAAAAATAACAATAAGATTAAATCATATATAGTCATAATTAAATATATTCCTTACAAATCCCAAATGTTTTCCTATGATATTTAGAGATACCATTTTCTTTTATTGCTTCTATATGTTTTTTAGTTCCATAGCACATATTACTTTCCCAATCATATATTTTTAATTCTGGCTCTTCTTCTATTAGTTTTTCAATATATTCGTCATGATATACTTTTGCGAGAATACTAGCCGCACTAATAGATTGGTATTTATCATCTCCCTTTATAAAACATTCGTGTGGTATTAATTCACCATTATGTATATATGGTTTAAAGTAATTTCCATCAATTAAGAGAAAGTCTGGTTGGACATTAAGTTTCGCAATTGCTTTTCTCATTGCTAGTTGCGATGCTTGTAGGATATTAATTTTGTCTATTTCATTATTATCTACTGACGCAACCGCATAATCAATTGCGTATTCTTCTATATAATCTCTAAGTAAATTTCTTTTTTCCTTACTAAGTTTTTTACTATCTTTAAGAATAATATTTGGATCTAACTGTTCTTCTTCATTGGGCCAAATGACCGCCGCGGCGTAGACTGGACCAGCAAGACATCCTCTTGCTACTTCGTCAACTCCTGCTTCAATAAGTGTTTTATCGTTATATAAAGCCATATTTAATTTTTAATTAATAATAATTTATATATCAATTTTATTTTAAAATTATATATATATATATATAATTTTAATGATTAATTTAACAAATTCAAATAATGATTATCAGAGTAATACATCTCTCCACTCGTCAAAAAATAATTCACAAACTTTAAGAGAAAAATCACAAACGTCGAAAAAAAAACCACCAACTTTAAGAAAAAAATCACAAACGTTAAGACAAAATCTCCAAACGTCAAATAATGGTTATCAGAGTAATACACCTTTTACCGCGTCAGGAAAAAAATTACAAACGTCGAAAAAAAAACCACCAACTTTAAGAAAAAAATCACAAACGTCAAATAATGGTTATCAGAGTAATACAACTTTTACCACGTCAGGAAAAAAATCACTAACGTTAAGACAAAATTCCCAAACGTTAAGACAAAATCCACAAATGTCAAATAATGGTTATCAGAGTAATACACCTTTTACCTCGTCAGGAAAAAAATCACAAAAGTTAAGACAAAAATCCCAAACGTTAAGAATGAGTAATAATATATTACCTGAAAAATTAAGTGTTCCATCGAGTGAAGTGGAAAAATATTTATTTGGAAAAAGCTTACCTTTTGAAATTTTAGAAAATAGAATTTATTATAATGAAAAAGGGGAAAAAGAAGCAGAAGATTATGATGCTTTTTTAAAAGAAAAATTAGAAAACGCAAGGGAAGAATTAAATATGGATACAAAAATATTAAAAAACGCAACGGGAGAATTAACTGATGGTTTAGAAAATATAAATTTATCAGGGGGAGCTTCAATAAAAAAATTTTTTAAATTATTCTCAAAAAGAAATTCACCGGATAGTATTAATATATATAATAGGAGTATTATTAATAATTGGGAAGTGTATCTTACAAAAATAATAAAAAAAAATAAACTAACAACATATAAAAAACTTCTTTCTACATTAATAAATATACAAAAAAAATTAATTGCTGAAAATAAAAAAAATTTAAAAAAAATTAGTGATAAAGGATATATAAATACACAATTTGAAACAACTTTCAATAATTGGGAAAATAAAATAAAAAAAACTATAGAAATTATAAAAGATAATAGAAGTGACATAAATTTAGATTTTATTTTAGGTAAAATAAATCGGTCAGAAGATTTAGAAAAATTATATAATACTGCGGATAATGGAATTATTAATGAAAATAATTTGGATATTATTAGAGAAATATATCCATTTCCAAATTATCAAAAATTAGTAAAAGTTAATTATGAAGATAATAAGGTTTTACCTTTATATGGTATGCAGTCTCCTTTTGATATAATGGGTTCTAGTAGTAAATTGGAAGCCTGTCAATTAATGTCATATTTAATGTTTACAAAGGGTATAAAAACTTATATATCCCTACAAGAAAATCCATTTGAAAAATATATTTGGGATACTTTAAAATTATTACACCCTTATTATAAAACAGATAAAAATGTAAAATATGTTGATTTAATAATTAATGATTACTGTCCTATGAGTTTAGATATAGCAAAAAAAGTATTAACTTTAATAAAAAATAATTTTATCACACCAGAAAAACAGATCCCTACTGTAATACATTGTGGTGCAGGTTGTGGCAGAACAGGAATTGTAATGATGTTAATAAGAATGTATATTGACGCATTACAACAAAATACAAACATTTTTAGTAATGATTACGGTAATGGTGATGAATTATTTGATATGTTAAATACATTTTATAGGTATAATCCCGCGGAGGGTAAATCATCAATTGTAGAAATTAGCAAAAGTATCAAAGAAGCTAAAAATTCACCCGCAATAGAATTTTTTAATATGGAGGGTAAAGGTAGAATTGTACTACTACGAAATAACATGAATATTATTAGGTACTCTATTTATGCATTTTTAAAACCTGCCATTACACATATTGATTTTTATAAGAGAGCAGGAATTAAAAAAACTTCAAAATTAGAAGAACAAGCAGTAGATACATTATCTGTATCAGAAATAGAAGCAAAAATTAAAAGCAAAGATAATATTTTTAAAGCAACATATTTTGCTAAATCTAGTTACTAAACTATATAAACTAATATTTAATATATCAATTTTATTTCTAAATCACTTAAAAAAGATATCCTTATTGTTAATTAATTGTTTTAAAATGAAAGATTATTATAATATCTTAGGATTAGATGAAAAATGCGAAAAAAATGAAATTAAAAAAGCATACCATAAAACAGCACTAAAATATCACCCTGATAAAAATAAAGATACAGAGCATTTATTTAAAGATGCGGTTGAAGCATATGAGGTATTATATGATGATTCAAAGAGAAGAAAATATGATTTGAGTAGAAAATTGAAGCAAGATTATAAGTTTGTATTACCTCCTGAAATTTTAAATTTTTCAAAATATTTTTTTAGTAAAGATAATATTAATAAATTTTCTGATTTTGCGTCTATAATTAATAATGGTTTAAGTAATTTAAGCAATAATTCTAAATTTGACGATTTATTTACAATGTTATTAGATAGAATAAGAAATAATAACTTAGCGGATTTATATAAAGAATATAATGATTTTAGAAAATTTTATAAAGTAAATAGTAATTATATTCCTAGAAAAAAAGAAAATAAACCTAAAAATGATTTAGACAATAAATCAGATATAGGTAAAAGACCAGATATAGGTAAAAGACCAGATATAATAAATAAATTGAAAATACCAAAAGATATACCTAAATTAACTAATATTATAGAAGAAACGAGAGATATAATAGTAAATATTAAAGTTAGTTTAGATAATATTTATAATAATATTATTAAGGTTGTAGATTTAGAGGTAAATGAAAAATGTTCTTTATGTAATGGTTTAGGTTTATTAGAAAAAGAAGAAGATATTAAACAACAATATCGAAATAGTAGGAATAAGAAGAAAAAAGGAAAAGGTAAGAAAAGTCTTAGAAAGAATGATAGTTTTTTAGAGAAGACAATATGTCCTAAATGTTCGGGAACAATGTTTAATAAGAAAACACGTAAATTTACTATAAATACTAATGTAGATAAAATTTGTTATCATAATTGTTATTATATAAATAATGAAAAAGGTTATTGTGATATGATTTTCAATATTAAACAGAAGGAAAGTTTTATAAAAAGAAAGGATAGATATGATTTAGCAATAGATTATAATATTTCATTATATGAAATGTATTTTGGAGGTCATTTTTATTTAGATTATTTAGATGGTAAAACTTATAAAATGGTATGGGAAGGTTTTGGAAATAATCATTGTGAAAATAGTAAAAAAATAGAAAATATGGGTTTAACAATTCAGAATGATGATGATTTAGATATAAGAGGTGATTTGTATATTAATTTTAATTTAGTATTACCCGATTATGATAAAATGTTAAAGTATTCTAATATAGAGATTTTAAAGGAAATATTTGATAATAAGAGTATTGAGAATAATATAGGTAGTAGTAATTCACATGTTAGTGATAAAGTTAGAGAATATAATGTTATAAATATTGAATAATATAAAAATGTCTTGAAAAACTAATT